AAGCAAGTAAAATAAAAACAATTTGATGGTATGGTACGTATCTGGTCCGCATCCATATCACTTTAGAATGATTTCAATTATTACTCGAACTCCATGATGCGTGCGAGACTATTTCAGTCCGCAACTACTAACGGTCTTCAGCTTCAACCACTTTCATTTGTTCTGGTTGCTGCCATTGAATTGTAATCTTTGTATCTTGTATTACTTCTTGCTTATCACCATACAGACTAGGCAACAGCTTTGATGCTAGCCAACGATAGTGATGCAGCTTCTCTCTTACAATACCAACATCTTTATTTGATACTGTTTCAAGTTCATCAATCATCTTGTCTAAATAAAACTGACAACCAACTTTTCTTGCTTGTATTATTTGTTTAGCAAATGATGGATCTTTATTAATAAGTCTATGTACAGTACTCAGGCTTGGCAAATCTTTGGCTTCGCAAATACGAGTAAGTGGTACACCACTCATTAACTTCTCACAAATCTGGTTTGTTATCTCTGTAGTTATCTGCAAAGCTTTTGTCATTCCGATACTGTTTTAAATTTTGTAATGCTTTTAATTTACCTTCTTTTGTTTTTGGACCAGTTGAAAGACCAGCATGGTTAGGACATCTATATCTCTTAGAAGTCTTGCAAAAGAAACCTTTTCTACGACAGCGTACTGTATATTGACTTGATCTAGTAAAACTTTCGCACTGATCTGGTTTGAATTTCATAGTTAGCAAACGCTGCTGGAGTGAAAAAAAAATTTATTTTTTGGCAATACGCTTACAACAGTAAAATTATACAAGTGATTTCTAAACTGTCTATTATTATTATTTAATTTTTTATCCTATACTTTTTTTTTGAAAAACTAATTTGAAGATATTTAGATTAATTAAATATTTTGTCGTAAATGTAAAGATTATTTTTTAATTTATTTGATAACTTGTCTAAGATGTTCTCATACATTCTTTTAACTGTTGTTCGATGATAACCAAAGAAGTTACCAAGCTTGGTCCACTTAAACCTATTAGCTCTTAACCATAACAGCTTACGTGCCTCTCTTGGATTATCTGATACTGTTTGATCTATCTCCAACAAAATATCTAAAGCTAAATTATATCTAGTCATCTGTCTTGGTGTTGCACGCAAAACAAGTTTTGGTTTATCATAGTAACCAATATCTTTTTTCTCATAACAATAATCTAAGATCTTATACATTGAAGGACATCTTTTATTATTAGGCTTACTTATAAATCTTTCAGCATAAGCAGCATCATCTAGTATATCTACTATCATAGCTTCCAGTTTTATTTTCTCTTCAATTACTCGCTCTAAGCTTTTTCGCATTCTCGTAACTCCAAGGATATTTTAAATCTGTTTTATTTATTTTTTTAAATTCTGCTGTTGGAAGTTTCACCAGTTGCTCTTCTAATTCGTACTGGTCCAACTTAGGATATAAATAAGTTTTGTTTGTAGCTTTGTTTGATATATGATCTTTTAATAACTTCCATCCTTTACTTGAGTTATATCTTTTGAAACCTAGATCTTTGATAAAGGTTCTATGTCTTGGCAAATCAAATACTAAATATTTACCAGCATCTTTTATTTTAATTAGCGGCTCACTATCAATTCTTATTCTAGTCATACGGACCAGACTATGCTGCACTTGCTCAAGAGATAACTGAAACTGGCCAGCTATGTCTACAAGTCTAATAAATGATGTTAGGTTTTTTACATTAAATTGTTTGCAGCAGTATGAATAAATTCTAAAGTCATCATCCTGTAATTTTAATTCAGTCAATACTTTAGGATCAGATAGATAAAAATTTGACATAGCTTTGTTGGCGAATAAATCTATTTCCGCATTTATTGTTTTCTATTTTTCTAATTAAATAATCTTTGGCAGTGCAATCAGGTCCATGAGATTTAAGGCTCATGTGTTCCAGAAATTGCAGCATATTATCTGGCGATAAGTTTCTCCATTTCTTATCGCTGTATGGTCTAATTCTATTTATATCAAAACGAATGATTTCTCTGAGCCTAGTACTTTCATCAACGGTATAAAATATTTCATAGTATGGAATGTCAGATCCTTCAGCCAATACTTTGTATGGTCTTTGATGCCACCAATCTTTGCCTTTAAATCTAAAGTCTATATTGTAGATAGTATCAGCTATAAATAGTGGAGCAGCACAAGCTGGACAGATCCCAACTACGTCAATATCTGTCATATTTACTCCATCATGTTGCCGTCTATGCCAAGTAGAAAATGGACTATCTATGGTTGATTGTGATCGCTTATATCTAGGCATTAAAAATCCTTTAATTTCCGAGGCTTATTTGTCAACAAAGAAAATGGTCAAATTTGACTTGAATTATGGTTGTATAGGTATATATGAGACCAACAAATAAATAATAAAATTTATGAAATTTAGTATCAAATGGAACAAAGCTCCTCCGTCTGGCATAGCTGGCAAGCTAGAATATTTCGACATAGAACTTAGACAAAACTACGGATTACTTGAAGATGATTATGCTCAGGTTAAATCTCACTTCTCATATCAAACAGTAAAAAAAGGAAAGTTTTTTCCTGAAACAGAAACAAGAGTAAGAACTGTTTCTGGTAATCCAAAAGAAGTTTACGATTATCATTATGAAAGAGCCAGTGCATCAAGAGGTATGTTCGAGAGAGCTTGGCAAGTTGCAAAGAATAAAAATTTAGATAGCTTAACTGTCTTTCCATTTAAACAAGCATATACAAGTGAAAAATTACAGCATGAAATAAATAATACTTTTTATGGTGGAGCAAGAGAGTTTGCAGAAAAATCAAAAAAAGATTATTCAAATATTCATAAAGAATTAAAAGGTAAAAGAAAAATATCTTTAAACCAAGCAATAGAATATTCTAAGTTTTTAAATTGTGATCCAGCAAAATTACTGTTTGAAGATTTACAAACTAAAGTATGGGCTGATGTAGATTTTATTCATCCAAGATCAAATGCAAATGAAGTTCTTTATCCAGCTGGTCAATTAAAATTTTTAAATGAAGATAAATTTACAAAAGTTCCAAGAGATATTTGGAGACCATTAATTAGATGTGTGACTGTAAGATCTAAAGGATCATTTTTAGATAGACACAATTTATTTTATTATAAATCAAAAGATAAAAGTCCACCTAACTGTCATGGCAAATTATGTCTAATTGGAATAAATGTTTTTGATGATGTGATGCCTGATTATGTTTCTTACTTTGTAGGTATCTATGAAGAAGGACTAGGCGGTAAAATAAATATTGCTAATCCAGATCCATTTGCAAAAAATAAATATATTTTAATTGATGTACAAAATATAGAAGTTGTTGCTCCAATTGTTGCTGTTGTAAATCCATTGTTAGCGGATGATACAGATGTGAAAAATCAAATAGAAGATTACAAAAGAATTAAAGAAGATGAAGTAAAAGAAATGCAATTGATAATTAAAAAGCATGAAGAACTTCAGAAGGACCAAGAGAAAAAATTAAAACAAATACAAGATGAGCTTTATAATAAAATTAAAGAAACAGAAGCTAGATTGGATAGAGAGAAGAAACGTGCCTAAGATTGTTGGAAAGAAACAAACTCATGAATATAAAAAAGAAGAGTTATTAAAAAAAATAAAAAATAATCCAGCTTTAAAATTATCAGTCGGACAAATATTAATTTTATTTTCAGACTACACTGGTAATCAATTAAAACATTTTAGATCAGCAGCATACAAAGGTAATGATGCTCCACCATTTGATGACAGATTTGGAAGACCACGTTATCAATACGATCAGTTTCTTGCATGGCATGAGAACACAACAGCAAAA